ATCTAAGGAACGTCAGCGGCAGGAATGTCAGCGGAAAGGGCGTCAACAGCAAGGACGTCACCAGCAAGGACGTCACCAGCAAGCACGTCACCAGCAAGCACGTCACCAGCAAGCACGTCAGCAGCAAGAACGTCAGCAGAAAGGACTTTGCTCCGCGGCCAATCGCGATAAAATCACCGGGGGGAGATCTCCACTATGGATAAGACCAGACGCAAGGTTCTCACAACAGGCGCCGCCGCCACCGCCATCGCCGCCATGCCGCAACTGTTCGGCCAACAGTCCGCGCAGAGCGGTGCCACGCGCTTTTACGAAAAGGGCGCCGTCCGCATCGCCTATCAGGAGACCGGCTCCGGCTTCCCCCTCCTGCTCATCCCCGGCGGCGGCCTCAACTCGCGCATGTCCGGCCTCCCCAACATGCCCTTCAATCCCATCGAGGAGTTCAAGGGCGAGTACCGCTGCATCTACGCCGACCTTCGCAATTCCATCGGCGGCGAATCCACCGGCCCTCTCGAAGTCGACCGCCCGTGGGACGCCTACGCCGACGACCAGCTCGGCCTCATGGACCACCTCGGCATCGATAAGTTCATGGTGCTCGGCTTCTGCATCGGCGGCCCCTTCATCTGGAATCTCATGAAGCGCGCCCCGGGCCGCGTCGTCGCCGCCGTGCCCGCGCAGCCCGTCGGCTTCCGCCCCGAAATGCCCACCGTCATGTACGACGGCGGCATGATGGGCTGGGGTCCGGAACTCGTCAAGCGCCGCCCCGAAATCACCATGGCCGCGGTCGATAAATTCCTGACCAAAATGTTCCGCACCGATGCCGATTTCGTCTTCACCGTCACGCGCGATTTCGTGCGTTCCTGCCAGACGCCGGTGCTCGTTCTGCCGGACGACGTTGCGCCGCATCCCTACGCCGTCGCCATGGAATCCGCGCTGCTCGCGCCGAAGTCCGAAGTCAGCATCTTCCCGTGGAAGGAACCGAAGGAGCGGATTCCGCTCGCCGTGCGCCAGATTCGTTCGTTCCTGCGGGCGCATCGTCCCGATCAGGCGTAACCGTTCGCGCGGCCAGCCAGACAGAACAACGCGCGAAAACACCGCAGCCACCCAGACTTAGCGGCGCGCGGCCGGCCAGGCGGAACGGCGCGCGCAAACGCCCGCGGCCGCCTGCTTCCCGCGGTACCTGCTTCCCGCGGTACCTGCTTCCCGCGGTAGTGGTTGACGTCCTTTTCGTCGTCGCTGCAGAAAAACTCGAGCACGTCCGAGTCCGGAAACAGATTCTGCACCAGCGTGTAGCTGAACGGCTTCGTATAAGCCTTCGGGTCGTCGATCGTGATCGCCACTTCCATCTTTCCGAAGTTCACGCGGTGGAAGCGTTCGGTGATGTGGAGCCCCTCGGTATGCGTGTGCCCGCGTGCGTCCAGCCACGCCCGGTCGGTGACGCCGTTGGTCTCGACCACCAGCGTGTCGCCGTCCCACCGGCCCACCGAGTAACCCAGCCACGTCGGCTGCGGGTCGGCCGGCAGGCTCCGCCCGTCCGTGTAAATCTGCCGGAAGGTGGTGTCCCGTTCGTACATCATCATGATCAGACCCGGCGTCTGAACCAGCTTGTACGGATTCGTCATCGCGTCGGCCAGCGGCATTCCCGCCGGCTGGCAATGCGCCAGCGGTGAGTCAGCGAACTCTGCCTTCACCGACTTGTTGTACTGCGCCAGCGTCGCCGGCTGCATGATCGACTCCGGTGTTTTGAAGTCCGCAAGAACGTTGGAAAAGTACTTATTCGGCGGACCGGCCGCGCTCACGCCCGCACGGTTGCCGCCTTCGCTCTCCGACTCCCAGGTCCCCGAAAGGTCGGGCTTGCCGTCGGCCAGCCGCGGAGCCGGCGCGGCCAGATTCGGCTTGCCGTCGGCAGTGCGGGGCGTGCCGGGAATCGGACGGCCCAGCCACTGGGCAGGGGCAACGGCGGGTACAAGGGCGAATGCAATCAGAAACCAGCTGTATCGGAAGGACATCGTGTTCTCCTCGGCTGGAATGCATTCTACATCAAAAACCGCAGCCCGCGGGCTGCTTAGCAGCTACTTATCGGTGAGGTGTTTACGATCTTTTTCATTCTCTGCGCAGTAGTAGTCGAGCAGTTCCGTATTCAGCGCAATCGTCTGCACGAAGGTGATCGTCCAGGGCTTCGTGTATGCCTTCGCGTCGTCCACGGTGATCTCGATCTCCATCCGCCCGTAGCTGGGCCGGCGCATCCGCTCGGTGAGCTTCATCGCCGAAGTCGACGGAGTGCCGCCGCGATCCAGCCAGCCGTCGTCGCGGAATCCGTTGGACTGCACCACCAGCGTGTCGCCCTCCCACTTGCCCGTGGAGTAGCCGTTCCAGGTCGGCTGCGGATCTTCCAGCAGCGGACGTCCGTCGGTAAAGATCTGCCGGTAAGACGCGTACCGTTCGTTCAGGATGGCCAGCAGCCCCGGCACCTGAATCCACTTCTTGAACAGCGGCTGGGTGTGCGTCGCCACCACGCCCACCGGCAGGCAGTTGGTGGCCGGATCGTCCATGCGCATCCGCGCCGCGCGGTTCTTCTTCATCTCGGCGGCCCAGGGCTGCAACGGCAGGCCGTCTTTGAGACTCCAGCCGATGTTGGCGAACTCCCAGGGGGTCTGGATGTCTTCGCAGCCTTCCGGCGGGCACGGCTTGTTCTTCAGCGGCTCCCAGAGGCCGGAAAAGTCGGGATGCCCGTCGGCGGTGCGCGGCGCGGGCGCGTTCAGGTTGGGCGTGCCATCGGCGTTCTTCGGCACGCCGGCCGTGGGGTAGTTCAGCCACTGCGCAACCGCCGCAGGCGCCATCAGGAGGAAGGCTGCCGCGATCATCGCTGCTCCGGCACTGTTCCGGCGACCGTTATTCATGGAGTTTCTGTCCTTTGCGTCACTACAAAGATTACCCCGGCGTCAGCCCTGTCACTTCTTCCCCGCCCGGTCTTCCTGCCGGGCACTGCTCAGAATACCGATGATTCCGGTGTTCCCCTCGTGGCAGGCCGAATCGAAGATCAGGTGCCGGTGATCCTCGCCCTTGCTCATCTCAACCAGGACCGTCCAGGGCCGCGACCACGTCTTCGGATCTTCGAAGGTGACCTCGCGCTTCAGGTTGTTGGCATCCACCCGCGTGAAACGTTCGGTCATCTTGTAAGTATCGGGATTCGAACCGCGAAAGCCCGCCCTGAAATTCGTCGTTTCGACCACCAGCGTGCCGCCTTCCCAGTGGCCGCGCGAATCGCCCAGATAGTAGCGCAGCTTCGCCGGTGGATGCGGAGTATTCCCGAGATAGACCATGCGATTGCCGCCGCCCGACTCGGCATCCTCCATGTAAATCGCAACCGCCCCCGGCGACTGCACGATCTGGAAGACCGCTCCCTGCCCAAACGCCGTATTCAGCGGCAGAAACGGCATCTGCACGCCGAGGCAGCGCGGCGACTGCGCGATCGTCTCCGGGTTATCGTTCTGCCCCGGAGTGCGGCCGAACGAACCGACGCCGACCAGCGGCCCGGTCTTCGCCGCCGGCGCCGCCGCCGCGGGAGAGAGAACGGGAATCCGGCCATCCGCCGGATCGGTGATCAGCGACGTGCGTTTCCCGGTCCGCAGAATGGAGTTGAAGTTGGCGTTGTAGGCGCCGCTCACATCGAGCAGCGGATCGCTGAAGCGGGCGTTGCGTCCGAGGTCCCGGGCCTTCTCCGCGTCCGCCGCGGCGACTTCCGCATCGGTGAGAAACACTCGCCCTGCGTTCTCCGCCGAACGCTCCAGCGGAACGTCCGAACTGACCAGCCACGTACCCTGCAGATCGGGATCGCCCCACGGCGTCTTCGGCGCTTTGCCGGAAGCCGGCTTATTAGAAGACGCCTTATTGGAAGCAGCGTTATTGGAAGACGTGGCGCCGGCAGCGCCCGGCCCCGGCCCGCCCGCGGCATTCTGCGCCGCCACCGGAGCCGCAAGCAACATGGCGGCGATCAACCCGGCCTGAATCTTCTGCACGCGATACCTGCTCTCTTACTTCTTTGCCGCCTGCTCCTGCCGGCGGGCGCCGTTGAGAACGCCGATGATACCGACGTTTCCTTCATGACAGGCGGAATCGAAAATCATGTGCTTGCTGTCATCCGTCTTGCCCATGTCGATCGCAACCGTCCACGGCCGCGACCAGGTCTTCGGATCTTCGAAGGTGATCTCACGCTTCAGGTTGCCTGCGTCCACGCGCGTGAACCGCTCCGTCATCTTGTACGTTGCCGGATCGGATCCCATGAAGCCTTCCGCGAAATTGGTGGTTTCGACCACCAGCGTGCTGCCCTCCCAGTGCGCGCGGGAGTCGCCGAGGAAGAAACGGATATTGGCCGGCGGATGGGGAGAATTGCCGATCGGAATCACCCGGTTGCCGCCACCCGAATGATCGTCTTCCATGTAAATCCCGACGGCGCGCGGGGACTGCACGATCTGAAACACCGTTCCCTTGCCCTGCGTGAAATAGGTATTGTTAATCGGCAGGAACGGCATGGGCGCACCGAGGCAACGCGGGTTCTGCGCAATCGTCTCCGGGTTGTCGTTCTGCCTTGCCGCGCTCACGGGCGTCGCGGCCGGATCGCTGCGCCGGGGCAACAGGAAAGGAACGTGACCGTCCGGCGGATCGGTAATCATCGAAGTCCGCTTGCCGGTGCGCAGAATGGAGAAGAACACCGCGTTATAGGCGGAGGCGAGGTCCTGCGATGCCTCCGCGGCGCGGACGTTGCGCCCCGGGTCGATGCTCTTCTTCGCGTTCGCCGCGGCCACTTCCTCATCCGTCAGAAATGCTTTGCCGGCATTTTCCGGCGCGCGCTCCAGCGGCACATCGGCCGTGATGAGCCACGTGCCCTGCAGGTCGGGATCGCCCCACGGCATTTTGGGACTGACCTTTGCCTTGCCGGCAACCGTCTTCGCAGGGGCAGCCTTGCCCGGCGCCGGAGTCTGTCCCGACATCGCAGCCAGCGCGAGGAAGAAAGCGGCACCGGTTCTGGCCAGCGGCCCGATGGTGGACAGCGGCCTGATGGCCGCCCGCGGCGTCACGGTAGTCAGCGGCATGATGTTGGATGCGCGATTCAAGTAGCTCAACCGGTCCGGAAGCTAGTTCTTCGTGTCGATGCCCGGACGCTGAACCTCATTGGGAGCCGCGTCGCCGGACGTGCCAAGGAACAACTGCGTGCCGTTGGGCAGCCGCATGTCGCGGCCGTTCGCCCGCCGCGATCCGTCCTTCGACTGGTAACCGTCCACCACGATCCTGTCGCCGACCTTGATCGTGTCCTTCGTGATTCCGCGCCGCAGCAGCACGTTGGGGCTGCCGGCCTCGATGGCCCAGTTCTCTGTCTTGCCGTCGGCGTTCTTCACGTCGACATAAATCCAGCTGTGCGGATTGATCAGCGCCACTTTGGTGACCACCGCGTCCTCGAACTTGACCGGCTTCTTTTCGTCGAACTCGGCCGCGAAGGCGTGGTGCGCATCGAGGCGGGCGGGTTGCATCAGGAGCGTGAGGCCGGCGAGTGCTGCGGTACCGGCAATCAGTTTATTCTTCATCGAATTCACCTCTTATCCTGTTCTCTTCGGCGGAACTGGTTACTTCGCCGGTGTGGGCGGGTTGCCCGAAACGTAGCGATCGTATACGGCTTCGCCCGGTGGTATCTTCCGGGTAATATCGACATCCATGGTCTCGCCGGACCAGTGCTTCACCAGTTGCTCCTTACGGAGATGGCCCAGCATCGTCTCTTCCACCATCTCGACGCAGCGGAAATCCATCAGCTGCGCTCCTTTATCCAGGCGGCGGTACAGCGGCATGCTGATCTTCCAGGGACGCGTGAAGACCTGCGGATCTTCGATGGTGGCCTCGTAGCGAATCACGTTGGCGCCGAGCGGCGTGTAGCGCTCGGTGACGTGCAGGGCGTCGCTGTGAAAGTTGCCGGAGCGGTCGAACCACGTCGCGTCGGTGAAGTTCGACACGTCGACAACGAGAGTGTCGCCCTCCCATTTGGCCGTCGAGTAGCCCATGAACAGAACGTTCGGGTACGGGTCCATCCTGCCCAGGTAAATGGTCCGCTGGACGTTGTCGTACTCGAACACCATCCGGATCTTATCGGTCCCCTGGATGATCTGGAACGGATGCGGCATGTAGATCGCGCGCGGTATGCCGGGCTGGAAGCACTTGATTTCCGGATCGCGTTCGATCCAGTGTTCCTGATTCTCTTTCCTGCGCGCGGCGGCCCACGGCTGATAAGGGATATCGTCGCCCTCCACCACGCCGACGCCGGCGGGCACCCAGCCGAGCGATCCCAGCGCGACTACGGGCGCACCGAGGACGACCGAGTTCGGAGCGATGCCTGGCTGGCCCACCATGGGACGGGACTCGTGAGTCTGCAGATCCCAGTTGGCCGTGTTGTTGGCTTCCCAGATTCCGTTGAAGTCGGGCTTCCCGCCAAGACGCGGAGGGGCGTCATCGGCGCCGAAGGCCGGCACCGTTGTGTACCCAAAGGCCAGACACAAACCCACGGCCACAAGTGCCGGGGCCGCGCCATGGCTGCTGCCAAATCGCATCGGAAACAATCCCCCTCGCCGGCTTCGCCGCCAGCGCCCACCCATTATATTTCACGCGCCGCGTGCGGTGGTCAGCGTGAGACACAACGTGAAACACAACGCAGGACACAACGGGAGACGCAACGGGAGACACAACGGGAGACACAACGCGCCCCGGGGAATCCCCCGCGACCGGGCCGCGCCGCGAGCCGGATCCGCAAGGGACCAAGCTCGATGAGGGCGCCGCCGCGGTCGCAGGTCAACTGCGCCGAAAGCAGCCTATTCCTTAGCCTTCAGGCGATCCTTGTTGTCCGCAATAAACGCTTTGATGTCTTCGGCCATGGCGAGTAATTTCAGCCATTGCTCCTGATACAGCGTTACGGGGAAGCGCCCGAGGCCGTAAACGGAAACGGCTCCCTTTTCGCTCACCTTCATCGAAACAGCGGTGTTCCGCTTCTGCTTGAGGGCTTCGTTTTCGGCTCTCAGCCGAGCCAGTTCTGCTTGTACGTCTTCGTCTGCCATTTCTGAAGGGTATCAGGCGGAGTAAAATCCCGGAAAGTCAGCCGAGCTTTGCCACGAGCCAGAACAATCCGGCGATGGCCGCCACCGAGGCCAGCTTCGCCAGCTGCATCGGCGCGGCTCCGGCCTCTGCGCCCCAGCGCAGCGAAACCAGCAGCACAACGAGCAGCAGCCCGATCAGAACGCCCATCCGCGCCGTTCGGTTCCCCGCGCCCGCCTCGCCGGCGCCGGTGCCCGACGATTCCCGGATATCGACGCCCATGGTGAGGTTGTTGTCGCGGATCTCCTCGGCCACGCGGTTCATTTCGCGCATGGCGCCGAAGGCCAGCAGACCGGCGCCGGTGGCCCACTCGGTTGCGGCCCGGCGATTGGCCAGCAGCCCGGCCTGCGTGCGCAGCACGCGCGCCACGACCGGTCCGTGCGCATCGGCAATAGCGTCCGCCATGGGCCCGCCCGCCGCGACCGCGGCCGCGTTCCAGTAGCCGACCGCTTCGAGGTTGCGGTGCAGACTGTCCAGATAGAGGGGCCGCTTTTTCATGAGCTTTGCGAGCGCCATCCAGTTCGATTCGAAGGCGGCGGCGGCGCGGGGAAACCAGAGGTGCACCTTGAGTTCCGGCTCAATCCCGGAGAGCAGGTTCATGAGTTCCTTTTCCTGCTCCGGCGAGGGCTGGCCGGCCGCGAGCGGCACGAGCGTCTGCACCATGGCGGCCGATTCGCCCAGCAGGACGGCGGCCAGGTATTTCATGCCGGTATTGACCTGCGGCGGCGGCACGGCCATGGCGCGGCTCACGCGATGCATCACGATGCGGCCATCGCGGGTCAGCGCCATCTGATCCAGATCGAGCGCGGCATCGATAATAGCGAGGCTGCAGTACTGTTCGAGCACGGCGGCGGCGATCTTCGTCACCACTTCGGAATCGCCTTTGCCGACCAGTTGCGCCACGGGCACACCTTCCACCCACGGCCAGGCGAGCAGATTGTCCGTGCTGAGATCTTCGAGCGGCGCGGGATAATCCGCCAGCGTCTCGCCGCGGAAGCGGCCGAGCACGGAGAGGTAGTTGCGCTCCTGACTGAGGGGTTCGGACTGGCGCAGCCATTCGGTAAACTGCGCGATGGTTTCAGGCGCGGTGGCGCGAATCAGGTCCTTGTGGCCCAGATGCGCGATGCCGGCGGTAAACGCCTTCAGGTCAGCGTCCGGCACGGCGGGATTGGCCACCTGCAGCACGAGACGCCGTCCCTGATGCCAGGCGCGGAAGGCGGTGCGATGCTCGGTTGCCCAGACCGGTTCGGCGTCGAGGCCGCCAATCAGCTCGTCGGCAACGGCGGCCGGATAGCCGGACCGGAGCTGGTCAATGAATGCATCGCGGGAGACCGACGGAGCGGCGAGGCGAACCTGGCGCAATTCGGCGAGATAGGCGGCACCGAGCAGATCGGCACGGAAAGCAAGAAACTGCGCGAAGGTCGTGTACAGCCCACCGAGAAGTTCAAGTGCTTCGCGCAGACGAGTGGGCGCAGGGCGCACCTGGCCAGGGGGGGCTGGCAGCGCCAGTGACCCCCAAAAGCCAGTGGGGCCCAGACCGTAACGATCGAATACTTCTTTAGGTACGGCGGCTGGATTGTGTCGCGGTTCGGACAATCAATCTAATCTTACGCGCCCGGGTTGCGGGACAGCCAAACTCTCCCGCATGTACCGCAGCGGTATGCTTGCCGAACGCCGGGCTCGAATTTAGTTGGCGAGAGCGGCTTCGGCCGGTTGCGGCTCGCCCGACGACTTCTTCTGGTCCGGACGAATCATGCCGGCGATGGAGTCCGTGGTCTTCTTCACCATATCGCCGGTCTGCTGCACGATGTCTTTCGGCGAAATCGCCGCCATGTTGATGGTGTCGAACGTCTTGCCGACAACGTCGCGGCCCATGTTCGACATGCTGTCGAGCGCCGGTTTTTTCGACTCCTCAATCTGGGCGGTGATGGCATCGGTCATCGAGTCGATCATGTGCTTCAGCTTCGACACCGATTCGCGCGGATCGACCGTACCCACGGCCGTCTGCATCTGCTGCATGCTGTAAACGGTCATGGCCGCCGACAAACGAACAAACGACTGAATAAGTTCCTGCATTTGAATAACCTCCGTAATCGATCCGGATGCGTGAAATTTTGCCCGTTAGCCGGCCAGTAAAAACGTCACGACCGGGTGGCGAGACGGCGCAGCAGCAACAACATCCAGAGAGTCCATGATGTCACAAAAATGGCCGTAATGGACGCAAAAAATGGAGCGCTTTTCCAGGACGGGATGCCTCCGCACATAGCCAGAAACAGGATTGAAATCACCCATACGGCAGTGGCCGCCATGGCCTTTGCGCGCAGGCTGCCGTCATGATCCTTATTTTTCTGGACGGTAGAGCGAAGTTTAATCTGGCGGCGTTCGAATAAATCGAGCGCGCGGAGCATGGCGCCGGGGCCGGATTTTAACCATATTGCCATGTCGGTTAAAAGAGAAAGCGTGCCGGCCTGCGAGAATACGCGACGCCTGGCCTCGTCGTAGAGATATTCTTCCACCAGATCGCGAAGTTGTTTGGCGAGATCGAAGCCCGGCGCGAGGCGCGTCACCAGACCGTCGACGAGGAAGGTGGACCGGATGTACTTGATCATTTCGCGGTCGACCAGCACGCCGTAAAAGCGGCAGATGGAGAGCAGATCCATCATGGCGGCGGTGACCGAGACGCGGAACTTCACCTGGCCGCCCACGGCCGGCTCCTCATACCAGGTGTGCGAAAGCTCGCGGATGCGGCGGCGCATGCCGTCGAGGTCGGCATCCTTGGTTGGCGTACAGATGTTGAGGAACTCGCGGTAGATCGATTCGGCGTCGCCGCTGGCGTAGGCGAGAGTGAGTTCGATCTGCTTGCGGCGGGCTTCGGGCGTGAGGGTGGCGACGATGCCGAAATCGACGTAGCCGACCACGTTATCGGCGAGAATGAGCAGGTTCGCCGGATGTAAATCGGCATGGAACACGCCGTTGCGGAAGGCGTCGCGAAGGAAGTTCGAAATGACGTTGGCGCTGAAGACTTCGCCGCGGAAGCCGGACTGCTTCAGGCGCTCCAGTCCCTCGGCATCGCCGCGGTCCAGCATCTTGAGGTAGTTGGCGACGCTCGGGCCTTCCATGAACTCCATGGTGAGAACGCGCGAGGTGGTGAGTTCCCAATAGATTTTCGGGATGCGCTCGGTGGCCGAATGGATGGCGTTGTTGGCCAGCAGATTGGCGTGGGCGGCTTCGCGGCGGTAGTCGAGCTCGTCGTTGGTCCAGGTGGAAAGCTCGCGGACGGGATCGCGCATGAAGTACATGCTGCGGATTTTGAAGGCGAAGATGAACCAGACGAACAGGCGCATCAGGACGACGTCGCGGTGGAAGTCGGCATGCACGCCGGGGCGCTGTACTTTGATGGCAACTTTTGAGCCGTCTTTCAGCCTGGCGCGGTGGACCTGGCCGATGGAGGCCGAGGCGATGGCCTGATAATCGAACTCGCCGTAGAGTGCTTCCGGCAGCATGCCGAACTCGTCGGCGAAGACGCCGCGCACCTCGGCGGACGAACAGGTGGGGACCGAGTCGAGCAGGCGGAGCAGCGCGTCGCAGTACTCGCGCGGGATGGTATCGACCTGGAGGGAGAGAATCTGCCCGAACTTGACGAAGCTGCCGCCGATGGCTTCGAGGCCTTCGCGGACGAGGTCGGGACCTTCGAGGGGCAGGCCTTTCCGCTTGCGGCGCAGGCCGGTAAACACCTGGCGCAGGACAACGGTGAAGATCTGGACGATGCGGCGCGCGTAAGAGAGCAGTGACGGCCAGACGCCGACGGAGGCGCCGGCCACGGGGCCTGGCTGATTGCCCGCGGGTGCGCCGGGTGCTCCAGTCGATGGCTTCACCGGTTCGCTCACCACTCCGCTACTTCTTTTCGCCGAGTTTTTCGCCGGCGTCTTTGAATTCGCCGAGCATCATCAGGCCGCGCGCCATCATGGCTCCGGCCAGCGCCTTCGCTTTGTCTTCGAGGGCCGGGCCGGCGGCTTCGGGAACGGTCATGAGCGTTTGCATTTCGCCCAGCATTTTCGACGCCGCGGCGGGCGGGTTGCTGATCATTTCCAGACCTTTTTGCGTGGCCCCGAGGGAGACCTGAAACGCGGCGCGCATCAGTCCCGGGACGGAATTCAGATCGGAGTCTTCGGCCATTTGGAGAAAAGGCCATTATAGCGGCACGCGAGGCCACCGAGGCCCCGGCCCGGCGCGGACACCCTGCCTGGCGGCGCGGCGCTGAGCCCGGCATGGCGTGGCGCGATCAGGCTCGTGCGATCAGACTCGTGCGGTCCGGCGCGTGCGATCCGGCTCGTGCGATCAGGCGCGTGCGATCAGACCAGATCGGCCGGGCGGATCGGCAGCGTGCGGATTCGCTTACCGGTGGCGGCGAAGATCGCGTTGGCAACGGCCGGCGCAATGGTCGGCGTGCTGGCTTCACCCAGTCCGCCGGGAGCCGCGGTGCTCTTCACGATGTGGACCTCGACCACCGGCATTTCATCGATGCGCAGCGGGTCGTAGGTATCGAAGTTCGCCTGCAGGACGCGGCCGTGATCCATCGTGATGGCCTGTTTGAGCGCGGCGCTGAGCCCGTAGACGATGCCGCTCTGAATCTGTTGCTCGGCAATGGCGGGGTTCACCAGAACGCCGCAATCGACGGCGCAGACCACGCGGTGCACTTTGACCTTGCCCTTTTCCACCGATACTTCCGCCACCTGGGCGTTGTAGCTGCCGATGTTATTCACAACGGCGACGCCGCGATGACGGCCGGCGGCCAGCGGCTTGCCCCAGCCGGCCTTTTCGGCCGCGAGGTTGAGGACGCCGAGCAGGCGCGGATTCTTCTGCAGCAGCGCGCGACGGAACTCAACGGGATCCTTGCCGGCGGCGTGAGCCAGTTCATCGGTGAAACTTTCGGTGAAGAAAGTGTTCTGCGAGTAACCGACCGAGCGCCAGAAGCTGCAGGGGATGCCGGTATCGGGATTGTGATAGTCGACGTAGACGTTCGGCACGCTGTAGGGCATGTCGGCTACGCCTTCCACGGCGGTGCTGTCCACGCCGTTGCGCAGGCCGGCAAACGACTGGGAGACGACGCGCCCGGTCCACGCCGTGGGCATGCCGTCCGGCCCGAGGGAGGCGGCGAGTTTTGTGTAAGAGCCGGGGCGATAGGTATCGTGCTGCAGGTCGTCGTCACGCGTCCAGGTGAGCTTCACCGGGGCGTTCACGGCTTTGGCGATTTCGACTCCTTCGGCGATGAAATCAGCTCTGCCGCGGCGGCCGAAACCGCCGCCGATGTACTGGGTGTGGATGCGAACCTTTTCCTTCGGCAGGCCGGTCACCATGGCGGCAATGTCGCGGGCGGTCTGCTGAATCTGCGTGGAGGCCCAGACGTCGCAGCCATCGGCGGTGACTTCGGCGACGCAGTTCAGGGGCTCCATGGGGGCGTGAGAAAGATAGGGGGCTTCGTAGACGGACTCGACCTTCTTCGCTGCCGAATCTTTCATGACCGAATCTTTCATGACCGAATCTTTCATGACCGAAGCGAGCACGGCTTCCGCGTCGCCCTCTTTGCGCGCCGTTGCGCCGGGTTTGGCGGCAAGGTCGGCAAACATTTTGCGCAGGCTGGCGGTGGAATTGACGGCGCGCGGGCCTTCATCGAACTTCACGGTGAGCGCCTTGCGGCCTTCGAGGGCGGCCCACGTGCTGTCGGCCACCACCGCCACGCCGTTCGAGATCTGCACCACGTGCTTCACGCCCGGCACGGCCTTCGCCTTCGAAGCATCGAAGCTGGCCACAGTGCCGCCGAAGACCGGGCAGCGCTGCAGCGTCGCGTACAGCATGCCGGGGCGAATCACGTCGAGCCCGAAGATGGTCTTGCCGGCGATCTTGCCGGCTGTATCGCGTTTCTTCGGCGACGTGCCGATGAAACGGTAGCTGGCGGGGTCCTTCAGCTTCGGCTCGGCGGGAGGCGGAATCTTCGACGCCGCTTCGGCGAGGCTGCCGTAGCTGAGGCGCGCGCCGGTCGAGTTGTTAATGACAAAACCGTTGTCGGTGTGGCAGGCCGAAGCATCGACCTTCCACTGCTTCGCGGCGGTTTCGACAAGCATTTCGCGCGCGGCGGCGCCGGCCTTGCGCAGCGGCACCCAGGAGGTACGGATGCTCTGGCTGCCGAAAACGCCCATCATCGGCCCGTATTCGGGCTCCACGGCGGGAAATTCGGTGCGGATGTTCTTCCAGTCGCAGTCGAGCTCTTCGGCCAGCAACTGCGGCAGCGAGGTCACGGTGCCCTGGCCCATTTCGGCCTTGTGGATCTGGAAGGTCACGGTGTCGTCGGGCGCGATCCGGATAAAGGCGTTAAAGCGCGGCGCGGTGGAAATCGGCGTGCCGGGAATGAGACTGTCGGCCTGCTGGGCGGCGAGCGGCGACGATTCCGGCAGCCAGAAGCTGAGCAGGAGTCCGCCGGCGCTGGCGGTGGAGACTTTGAGGAAGTCGCGGCGGTTTGCCATTATGCGGCTCCTTTCGCGGCGCGATATTTCGCGGCGGTGTGGACGGCGGCGCGGATCGCCTGATAGGTGCCGCAGCGGCAAATGTTGCCACGCATGGCCTCGTCGATATCGGCGTCGGTGGGCGCAACCTTCTTATCGACGAGCGCGGCGGCGGTCATGATCTGTCCCGACTGGCAGTAGCCGCACTGCGGCACATCCAGTTCCGCCCACGCCCGCTGGACGGGGTGCGAGGCATCGGGCGAGAGGCCTTCAATCGTGGTGACGCTTTTGCCGGCAAGGGTGGAGACCGGCGTTACGCAGGAGCGCACCGGCGAGCCGTTGATCTGCACGGTGCAGGCTCCGCAGAGCGCCATGCCGCAGCCGAACTTGGTGCCCGTCATGCCGAGCGTATCGCGCAGAACCCAGAGAAGGGGCATTTGCGGCGAAACGTCGACGGACTGCGATTTTCCGTTGAGTTTGAAGGTGACTGCCATTGAGTGGACTCCATCGGCCCGCGCAGTGGAAGAGCGGGGCGCTGTGAAGATTATAGCGGGAAGTGGCGGGCAGGAATCTGTGCGCGGCGGTCAGATCCGCGGCGACTGGCGGCGGATCCGGCGACTCAGGGCCGCCTCGTGCCGGCAGTGCCACTGGCAGCCAGCACGGTTCGGGTCGGCTCCAGGCTGATTCCGGCGAGGTAGCCGGCATAACCAGGGATGGTGACCGGCAGTTTACCGGTGATGGCGATTTCGCCGAACAAGGCTTTCACGGCCGCGAACTCAGCTAACGGCACGGTGCTGTAGGTGGTGAGGTAGGCCGAGACCTTCGGGAAGTTGCGCAGCAGATACGGATTGCCGAGCGCGAGGAACGTCACCGGCTTGCCCGTGGCAATCAGTTTTTCGACGAACTGCGGGAAGCCGCCGCCGAGGGCCACATTTCCCTTGTACGCCGCGAAGGAAACGAAGGCGGCGACGACGTACTCTTTGGCGCCGGACTGCTTCTGCAGCGCGGCATCGAGATCGGCTTCCGAGGTGGTTCCATCGAGTACCATCACATTGCCGTTCTGCCCGCGACGGTGGAGTTCGGCGGAGAAGGCCTGGCCTTCCACCAGCGCCCGGCCCTCGGCCAGCGCGAAGAAGGCTGTCGACGCCGGCTCGCGCAGGGGGACGAGAGCGCCCTCGTTCTTCACCAGGGTGACGGCGCGTTCGGCGATGCGCTGCGCCACGGCGTTGCTTTCGACCGAATCCACGACTTCGTGAACGCCTTCCAGATCCACCAGTTTTTTCTGCGCGAGCCCGAGTCCGGCCTTGGCGGTGAGCAGGCGCATGACGCTGGTCTCGATGCGCTTCTGGGTGAGGCGCCCGGACTTCACGGCGGCCTCGACGGCGTTGATGGCGGCTTCGGCATCGGGCGGCATCAGCAGCACGTCGGCACCGGCTTCGAGAGCCCGCACGGCGGCCTCGCCGACGGCGAAGCCCTGACCGATGCCGCCCATATCGAGAGCATCGGTGACGACAATGCCGCGGAAGCCGAGTTCCTCGCGCAGCAGGCCGGTGAGAATTTTGGGCGAGAGCGTGGCGGGGATGGACGGGTCTTCAATGGCGGGCACGGCGAGGTGCGCGGTCATGACGGAATCGACGCCGCTTTTGATGGCGGCGCGGAAAGGGGCGAACTCGACGGCATCGAGCCGCGCCTTGTCGCCGGGGATGGTGGCCAGATTCAGGTGGCTGTCGGTGGCGGTGTCGCCATGGCCGGGGAAGTGTTTGGCGGTGACCAGCACCTTTGCCGAAGACACCGAGTGAGCGCCCTGGATGAAGGCGGAAACGAACGCCGAGACGTCGTCGGGATTCTCACCGTAGGAGCGGATGTTGATGATCGGGTTGTCGGGATTGTTGTTGACATCGGCGTCGGGAAAGAAGATCCAGTGGACGCCGAGGGCGCGCGCCTCGCGGGCCGTGATCTCGCCTTCCATACGGGCCTCATTGGGGTCGCGCGAGGCGGTGAATGCCATCGCGTGGGGAAAGGCCGTGGTGTCATCGACGCGCATGGAGGCGCCGCGCTCGAAATCGCCACCGACGATGAGCGGGACTTTGGCCAGCCGCTGCATCCGGTTGATGAACGACGCGGCTTCGAGGGGATTGGCTTTGGCGACGATGCGTCCGCCGGCGACGTTCACCAGAATCATGCCGCCCACGTTTTCCTGCTGGACGAGGTGAATGAACTTCCGGTAGTCCTTCGTGCGCGTGTTGAGGGGATGGCCGCTGAAGGGGATGACGACCAGCTGGGCGATCTTTTCGCGCAGCGTCATCGCGTGCATCCAGCGCAGAGCAGTGGCTTCTTCAGTGGCGCCGGTGAGAATTTTGGGGGCTTTAGCCGCTTTGACCGGCGCTTTGGGAGCGGGAACGGGAACGGCGGCGAAAGCGAGTATGGCGGCGGCCAGCGGCAACAGCGCTGCCAGCCGGAACCAGGTGAACGGCCGGGTCACCCGGCGCGCTTTGTGGAGATGCGGCGCGACGCTGCCTGTCCGCTGGTGCGGGCCGAGGAGATGCCGCGACCGCGCGGACGCGCCGAAAGTTTCTTCACGGCACGGAGCAGTTCCGGCACTTCCTTGTTGCTCTTGGCCAGCAGTTCGTCGGCGCCGATCGCTACCGGAGTCAGCCCGGCGCGCGCCGCGTAGCCGGAGAGCATGATGATGCGGGCGGGCGACTGGCTTTCGCGGATCAGACGGATCAGTTCGATCCCGTCCATGCCCGTCATTTTGTAGTCCGTCACTACCACGTCGAAGTGGATCGTCTGAAAGAGTTCCCAAGCTGCCTCGCCGCTCAGCGCCGTCTCGACGCTGTATCCCTGTTCTACCAGAATCAGCTTGCGGGCGGTGAGTCCGTTGGCGTTGTCGTCGACCAGAAGGATTGTTGCTGCGGGATCGTCTTTACTCATTTAGCAGGGACCGAACGAAGCTACCAGAGCCGTCACAAAACTGTCAATGCTTTTGCATCCGACTGAAACAAAGACGAATGGAGTTCTTGACAGAAAACCCGGAAGGAACTAGGCGGGCCGGCGAAGCACTGCGCTTCAGAGCTACTCTACCGCACGCGGTGCGACGTAGCCGGATTTGGCGACGATGGTGTACTTGATGTTCTTCTTCGTTTTCTCGTCGACCATCTTGAGAGGCTCGCCGGTTTGCGGATTCACCAGCTGCACGGTGAGCTTGCGGAACTTGCCGTCGCGGGTCTGGTTGTTCGGCGAATAGGAGAGCTGGTACTGGTTGCGCACGGATTCGGAGATGGTGTGGAAGATGTTGCCGAGTTCGCCCTGGAAGCGCGGGAAGAAGGCCTGTCCGCCGGTCTCTTTGGCGAAGGTGCGGATTTCGTTGTCGCCCTGCAGAAACGCGATGTCGTTGCCCGTGCTGGCAGCGCGCGCGGCCTGGAGGATGGAGATGGAGTAGACGGGCACGCCGTTTTCCTGGAGCGCCTTGCGGGCCTTGTCGTAGGTCAGCTTGCTGAACGTATCGATGCCGCTGCTGATGAGCAGGATGGCGCGGCGGCCTTCGATCTTCGACATGCGCTCGGAGGTATCGGCGAGGGCATCGAACAGGTTGCTCTCGGCGAAGCCGGGGACGCGCAGCCGCTGCATGGCTTCCATGGTCTTCGAGCGGTCGTTGGTGAAATCGCTGAGGATGGTGGTCCGCAGATCGTAGGCGATGACGGCGACGTAATCGTCCTTCTTCAGGGTCTGCAGGAAGCCGTAGGAGGCGCTGAGCGTTTCGCTCCAGCCCATGCTGTAGTAGGCCTGGAAGCGGGCGCTGAACTCGATCACCATGGCGACGGTCATGGGCGATTCGGCGGTGCTGAACTGCTGCAGGGTCTGCGGCACGTTGTCTTCGAGGATGCGGAAGTAGCTGCGCGGCAGGTTCGGGATGGGATTGCCGCCGGAGTCAAGAACCGAAACATCCACGGTGACGAGGTTGGTATCGGCCTTGAAGCTGACGTCGGCGGCGCCGTCCGAGTCTTTGGTGGCACGCGGGCTGAGCTTCGAGGGGATCTTCGGCTGATCGTTCGAGGATGCGCCGGCGGCGTTCGGATCGGTGGTCGTGGCGTTCGATGAAGGCGCATCGCCGGAGAACGGCGGCGTGGCCGTCGTGGCGGGCTTGCGCGGGCGGGCCACGGTGGAACTGCCGGAGGAGATGGGCCCGTCCTGGGCTCGCAGAAGATGAGCGCCCGCGGCCGCGAAAAGCAGTAAAGCGGCCAGGGAGGCGACAAACCGAAATTTATTCATTGCTGACCAACCTGACGCGGATTCAAGAGACCCGCACTAATTGACCCACGGACCGTTGTCCGGGTTACCGGCGCCTGAGCTGCCGCCACTTGAGTTACTGCCACCCGGCCCGTGTTTCTTCATGTACACTTTAAACTTTTTCCGCGCCCGCTGCAGCTTGTACTCTTTCCAGCGTTCGGCCAGACCGAGTTCGATCCGCCTGCCCGGGCGGCGGCTGAACTGAGTTTTGATATAGCCGAAGCCGAAAATCATTCCGCCGAGATGGGCGAGATTGCTCACCGTGCTGCCGGTCTGGAACGAGCTGAGAAACGCGATGCCGCCGAAGATCATGACCATGTACTTGGCCTTGATGGGGAACAGAAAGCTGAACATCACCGTCTGATCGGGGAAAAGCATGCCGTACGCGAGCAGGAGGCCGTAAATAGCGCCGGACGCGCCAATAACGCGCTGCCGGGGATCGCCGAACAGCATGTTGGCGAGTACGACGCACACGCCGGCGCCGACGCCGCAGATGAAGTAATACTGCAGGAAGCGCCTCGTGCCCCAGGTCTGCTCCACCGGGGTGCCGAACATCCACAGCGAAAGCATGTTGAACAGAATGTGCCAGATGCTGCCGAGGCTGTGGAGGAAAAGATAGGTGACCAGTTGCCAGACGGCGCCGTGTATCACGGAGGAGGGCTGCAGGACAAGGCTTTCGAAGATCGGCTCGCCACGCAGCATGGAGCCGAAGAAGTACACCAGGTATACCGCAACGTTGGCAACAATGAGCCACTTCACGCCGTCGCCCAGCGACCAGTCGAACATGGCCGAACGGGCTCGGTAGCGGGTGTCGTAACGCATCAGGAGTGCCGGGCCGCAACTGCGCGCGCCGGTTACGCGCGGCAACGCAACCATTTTCAGAATAACAAAACGACGGATCGCAACGGGCGCAATTGCGGCCCCGTTTGGCGCGCGGATCAAGACGCTATGTGCGCCAACAGACGGAAGCTCAGACGCGGGCGATGGCCCGAACCGCGGAAGGATCATCCGGCGAGGAACTCTGGTCGGCCTCGGCCCGGAATGCCGCCAGCGCGCGCTCATGGGAGGCCGCGGCGTAGTTCTGGAACTGCCGGCTGCCGTACTGCGCGGCCCCGGCGAGGACGAGCCACACCATCCAGTGCGAGAGCAGACCGGACTGGACGACAAAGTCGCCGGTCCAGCCGAGGTCCACGCCGAGACGCCAGATGCCCAGCGAGGCGCAACTGATGGAGCCCATGGTCAGCAGGACCGCCGCCATTGTCGCGAGGCGCGCATTCTTGCCTTTACGCCGCGTGACGACCGGGCCGCGCCCAAAGCGAATTCTTACGACCATAAATCCGGCCTTATCACTGCACTTCATTTTACCTTCTCCGGCGCCGGACCCGAATTGGGGAAAATTCTTCGGACGGCGCCCGCCTGTACACGTACAAGCACCGGGCAAAATGAATAGTTGCGGAAGCGGCAGCACTTCTCAACCGCAGGAGAACTGGCTGCCGGAAATTTTGTCTTTTTCAGCACGCCGCCGCGTTACGGAGTCGTGACGACCACGATTCAGGAACGACGGCGGCGGTACCCGATCAGGCCAAGTGCTCGTCGATCATCTTCTGCACTTCGCTTTTGCCCGCCGCGCCGACCTTGTTGGCCACCAGTTTGCCGCCCTTGAAAAGCAGCAGCGTCGGAATGCCGCGCACCTGATAGCGCATGGCGGTCTGGCCGTTTTCATCGACGTTCAGCTTGCCGATTTTCGCCTTGCCCTTGTAGTCATCGGCGAGTTCGTCGATGATGGGCGTCATCTGACGGCAGGGTCCGCACCATACGGCCCAGAAATCGACCAGCACGGGCTGCTCGGACTGGAGGACTTCGGTGTCCCAGCCGGCATCGGTAAAGTTCAGTGTGTTTGCTCCAGCCATTGAATCCTCTTTAATCTCGTTCCGTTTTACTTAGAGTCGCCCGGGTGCTCCCGGGATGCAAGACTGCAATACAAAAGCGAATACTGTTCGGCGGCCACGGCCCAGGAGAACTCCTGCCGCATGGCGCGCGAAATGAGCGCCGTCCAGACTTTGCGGTCTTCCCATGCCCGGCAGGCGCGGCGAACCGTTTCAAGAAGCGCCTTCCCATTGTAATCGGCGAACTTGAAGCCGGTGCCTCCGGGGCTTTTGCCGCCGGGGCCGGCGTCGGCAATTGTGTCGTCGAGGCCGCCGGTGGCGCGCACGACGGGGATGGTGCCGTAGCGCAGGCTGTAAATCTGATTGAGGCCGCAGGGTTCGTAGCGGCTGGGCATGAGGAAGATGTCCGAACCGGCCTCGATGCGGTGGGCGAGCGGATCGTCGTAGCCGATGCGCAGGCCGACGCGGTCGGGGAATTCGCGCTGCAACTGGCGGAAGAGATCCTCCCACACCGGTTCGCCGTTGCCGAGAGCGACGAGATAGACGTCGTCGCGGAACAGTTCGCGGGCGGCTTCGCCGAGCAGATCGAAACCCTTTTGCGTGGCAAAGCGGGAAACGATGCCGAGCAGGGGGCGCTCCATGGCTTTTTCGGGTAAGCCGAGTTCGGCGAGCAGGGCGCGTTTGCAGTCGCGCTTGCCGGCAAGGTCGGAGAGCGAGTAGCGGGCGGGGAGAGAAGTGTCGGTTTCCGGATTCCAGCGGGTGTAGTCGACACCATTCAGAATGCCGGTCACTGGCGAGCCTTCGGCGCCGCGCTGGCGCAGGACGCCATCGAGCCCGAAGCCGAATTCGGGAGTCTGAATCTCCTTCGCGTAGGCGGGACTGACGGTATTGACGGCGTCGGCAAAACCGATGCCGCCTTTGAGAAAGTTCAGGCCGCCCCAGAATTCGAGCGAACCGGTGGAAGAGAGGCCGGGCTGAAAGACGGAGGCAGGCAGGCCAAGGTCGCCGAACTGGCGGGAGTCGAAGCGGCCCTGGTAGCCGAGGTTGTGAATCGTAAGCAGGGTGCGGGCGGCGAGAAAGTGGGGATCGACGCCGGTGCGGGTCCGCAGGTAGACGGGAAGAAGCGCGGCCTGCCAGTCGTGGCAGTGAAAGATGTCGGCGGGGAAGAGCCGGCGGGAAACTTCGAGGGCGGCGCGGCAGAGGACGGCGAAGCGGATATGGTTATCGCCGTAGTCACCGGAGGTTTCGCCGTAAAGCCCGGGACGGCCGTAGAGCTGAGGCGCATCGACGAAAAAGAGCGTGACCGAACCGGCGCCTGGTGCGGGGAGCGGCACGGCCATTTCGGAGATGCCGATCTCCTGGTCGCCCGAAGGGAACGGGACGCGAAGGGACGACACGACACGGCGCGCCGGAGCGTCGGCGGCGGAAAGGAAGCGCGGCACGACGACGCCCACCTGGTAGCCGATGCCGGCGAGAGCGACGGGCAGAGCGGAGAGCACGTCGGCCAGGCCGCCGCTTTTTGCCCAGGGGCTGACTTCGGAGGAAACCATGAGAACGCGGGGCCGGCTGCGGGGCAGTTCGCGGCCGCGATTCTTACCGGCAGACCGGGGCGCGGCGGAGGGCGCCATTTGATTCAGAGGCACGTCTGTTCAATGGTAAACTAACCGTTTCCGGAACAAGCATTTGAAGCAGCTTACGCAGGTCGCGGCCCTCACTCTGGTTAGTCTCACCGGACTCGTTTTCGCTCCGGCGAGCGCGCGGGCGGCGGAATCCATCCAGCTGGACAGCAACGAAGCGCTTTTCTCGGTGATGGCCGCGATCAACGCCGCGGGGTATGACGAAGGCGTGGCGCTGCCGGACAACAGTCCGCTGCGCGCGCAACTGCGCGAGTACCTTGCAAAGCAGCACATCGCGATATTGCCGGAGCTGCAGCGCTTTTATAAGCGGCACCTGAAGCGGAACGGCGTGCAGGATCTTTCGCAGTACGTGTCGTGGGCTCTTTCGGTGAACGGCGCGCCGGAATTCGCCTGGCGCGTACGCGACGTGGAGGTGCCGCCGGACGCCCGCGATCTGGACGGCTTCCAGGAGCTGATGGTGCAGTTCCACCAGCAGGCGAACCTGAGCGAATTGTGGAAACGCGCCCAGCCGGCGTACGATGCGGAGCTGGAAAAATACCACGCGGGCCTGGTAAAAATCACGGGGTCGGTGGATGGGTACCTGCGGGTGCCGGCCAATGGGTATCTTGGGCGGCGTTTCCAGGTGGTGGTCGATCTGCTGGGCGCGCCAGAGCAGGTTCAGACGCGCAATTACGGCGAAGACGCGTTCGTGATTGTGACGGCGTCGCCGCAGCCGCGGTTGTTCGACATCCGGCACGCGTATCTGCATTTCGAAGTCGACCCGATTGTGATTAAGTACGGGATGGAACTGCAGCAGAAGCGCTCGCTGATCGATTTCGCGCAGAACGCGCCAATGGAAGATCAGTACAAGCAGGACTACACGCTGCTGGCCAACGAGTGTCTGATCAAGGCGATTGAGACGCGGCTGGATAAGAATACGATCGGCGTGCAGCAGGCGGCGCAGCAGGGCTTCATCCTCACGCCGTTTTTTGCCGAGCAGCTGCAGGTATTCGAAAAGCAGCAGCAGGGCATGCGTTTCTACCTTGAAGACATGATCAACGCGATGGACCTGCGGCACGAGAGCACGCGTATTGCATCGATAAAGTTCGACGCGGCGCAGGCGCAGCGGGTGGCGAAGAAGATCGTGACGGAGAAGGAGCCGGAGCTTTCGGCATCGGGACGCACGCTGCAGCAGGCCGACGATCTGTATGCGAAGCGGACGCTCGACGAAGCGAAGACGCTGTACCTGAAAGCGCTCGGGCAGAGCGGGGCGGCGGCGGAGCACGCGCAGGCCTGGTACGGACTGGCGAAGATTGCGATCCTGCAGAATCAGCCCGACGAAGCGCTGAAGTTTTTCGATAAGGTCCTCGCGGGATCGCCGGACGGCCAGACCAGGGCGTGGACCTATGTGTATCTGGCGCGGCTGGCAAAAGCGGCTGGCGAAGCCGACCGCGCGGGAAGATTTTATCAGGAGGCGCTGGCAGTTTCCGATGCGTCTCCAGGGGCGCGGGAGGCCGCGCAGAAGGAATCGGCCGCCGGCAAGTCCGCGGCGGCGCAAAAAGTTCAGTAACGCAAATTCGGATATCAGGAGATCCTGCATTCATGAAACAAATCGCAATCACAGCGCTGTGCTGCCTGCTGGCAACGACGGCAAACGCACAAAAGGGCGGCGGCAAGGGCGGAGACAGCCAGACTCCGCAGGTGGCGGCCCAGGCGAAAGCAGCCGGCCCCGGCCCGAAGACAAAAGCGGAAGCAGCGGCGGTCAGCGACCTGCTGAAGGCCATCGCGGCCGGTCCGGCGCAGACCGTTGAGGCGGCCGACAATCTGGTGACGAAGTTTCCGAAGAGCGACTACAAGAGCTTCGCGCTCTATCAGGAAGCGGACGCTTATCAGCAGAAGGGCGACATGGCGAAGGCGCAGGTGTTCGCCGAGCAGGCTCTGGCGGCAGACCCGAAGAACTACGACGCGGACGTGCTGATCGCCAACGTTGTGGCCATGTCCACGAAGGACAGCGATTTCGATAAAGAAGACAAACTCAAGCAGGTGGACAAGTACGCGCACGAGGCCCTCGAAATGGTGGACGGCCCTCCGGGACCGGACCTGTTCGTGATGACCGCGGATATTCGAACCAGGAAGAAGAACGAGGCGATCAGCAAAGCATGGCAGGCGCTGGGCACGGCGGCGCTGGTGCGCAAGAATGTGAACGAAGCAGTGGAGGATTTCGAGAAGGGC